GAACAAGTAGGAATCTATATAAGATTATTATGTTTTGCTTGGACTAAAAATGCAAAACCTTTTACATCACAATCAGCATATAGGATTTGCCAATGTAAATCTAACGAATGTGAATTAGAGGTATTTAAAATTTTGATGGAATTTTTTATTGAGAATAAAGAAAATGATTCTTGGACTCATAAAAGATTGACAGCAGAACATGAATATTTAACAGCAAAATATAAGAAAAGATCGGAGTCAGGCAGAAAAGGTGGTCTTGCTAGAAGCAAAAACCAAGCACCTATACCTATACCTAATCCTATACCTAATAAGAATATATATGATCCTCAATTTGAACATCTATGGGATTCTTTATCAAAAAAAAGAGGGTCAAAATTTAAAGCTCACGAAACTTGGTTGAAATTATGGTCTAAAGGTATTTTAAAAGAATCTGATAGTTCTTTATTAATTCAAGCATATCATAATCAAATAAATGATATAGAAGATGTCAAATTTGTGCCACATTTTAGCACATGGTTGTCTCAAAGAAGATGGGAAAACGATGAATCTGTATCAAAAGTGGCTACAATACTACAAAAAATGGAAAAGCTAGGATATATCACAACAGGAACTGAAGCTAATTTTACATTCTTTATTAAAGATGGAAAAAAGTATAAAATAGACAGATACGATAAAGATTACATAATACAAAATGTTGAATGAAAAAAAAAAAATCAAAGTATAGGCATATTGAAATCAATAAAAAAAAATATTATTTTTATTCTATATTATGGCTCGATATTTTAGGAGATTCAGGACATGCTTCAGAAAAAGAATTTAAAGCTATGAAACCAGCTCAAATGACAACTAATGCTTATGTATTTAGTAAAGATAAGAAAGAATTAAAAACTTTTTCTAGCTTTGATGATGAAACTTTTTCTGATAGAAATGTATTTCCTATAGGCTGTATTATAAAAATGGAAAAAATTCTTTTATGAAGATCGAATTAATACCTTTAGAATCTTTAACACCTTACATAAATAATCCACGAAAGAGTCTCAATGTTGACAAAGTTGCGGCATCAATCAAAGAATTTGGATTTCAACAACCTATTGTAATAAATGCAGATAAAACTATCCTTGCTGGACATACTAGATATTTTGCATCTAAAAAATTAGAATTAAAACAAGTTCCATGTGTGATAGCTCAATTAGATGATACTAAACAAAAAGCATATAGAATAGCAGATAATAGAGTTTCGGAAGATAATCAGTGGGATTTTCCATTATTAAATTTAGAAATAGAAGATTTAAAAAAAGAAAATTTTAGTTTGCCTATATTAGGTTTTTCTGAAGAAGAGCTTAAAAAATTTATGTCAGTAGATACATTCAATCCTACTGATAAAGAAGATCAATCACAAATAGATGAATCATCACAAAAGATTTGCGAGGATTGTGGAAAAAAATTGGCAGAATAGAGATTTATATATTGATTATTGTTCACAGAAAGCTAGCGAATATTCTGTATATAAATGGCATTATTCAAAGCGAATGCCAAAATCAAAATTAGTAAGATTCGGTGTATGGGAAAAAGGTGAATTTAAAGGATCTGTTATATATGGACTAGGTGCTAATCCTAAATCAGGTGCATTTTTACAAATAAATAATTTTGAATGTCCAGAATTAGTAAGAGTAGCATTAGCTCAACATAAAAACCCTGTATCTAAAATTGTTTCATATACATTAAAAAAGATGAAAAAAGATTATCCTAAATTAAAAGCAATAGTATCGTATGCGGATCCAGAACAAGATCATAAAGGTAAGATATATCAAGCTATGAATTGGTATTATATTGGCGAAACATCTAAAGCTAAAGTATATATTATTAATGAAAAAGAAGTTCACAGTAAAACAATTTCAGATAGAATAAGATTTAATAAATTAGATAAAAATCACAACTTAGACTATAAAATAACTAAAGGTAAATACAAATATGTTTATTTATTTGATAAGAAGTTATTTAATTTAATAAGAGATAAGATACAAAAATATCCTGCGTGAGCTTTAGAAAGGTTTATTGATACCCTCAATAGATAAGGTGGTGCGATTCCAACCCTCACGCTCCATATTGCAATTATCTTAAAAAAGACATAAAAAGGACAAAATGGCAAGACCAATTAAAAGAGTAGATGTAGAAACTATAAAGAAATTAGCGCAATTGCATTGTACATATCAAGAGATTGCAGAGTTTGTAGGTGTATCAACAAAGACATTACAAAGGAGTTATGTCCACTATATAAAAAAGGGACGAGAGCTGGGCAAAATAAGTTTACGAAAAGCACAATTCGAGAAAGCTTTAGGTGGTTCAGTTCCAATGATGATATGGCTAGGTAAACAACATTTAGATCAAAAAGATAAGATAGAGCAAACTAATTACAATGAGCCATTGCCATTGATTATAGAAGCTAAAGATGTCAAAGAAAAAAGGTAATATATTTGGCAAAGCAGTTCAGTATGAGAAGAAGCACAAAGGTACTTCAATAGGAAGAATCACTAGCAGATCTAAAATAAAAACAATGAATAAATCTAAACGACAAGGCAGATCTAAAAAACAAATGCGATATAGAGGACAAGGAAAATGAAACGATCTAATTTTTATTCAAATGGCGAAATGATTGATTTTAGATTACCACAAGATTTTAGAAAATCTCAAGGTAGAGAAGCATGTGGTAATTGTGGCATGTATTCTAATAGAAGATCCTTTTGTAATATTCACAAAGCTTTTCATGTGAAAGATGTCTATGTTTGCAATCAATGGAGAGAAAGACACTTTCAAAGATAATGGAATTAATTATCTATAATGATGGTACTTATTCGCTAGTCGAAGTTACTAAACAAATGATAGATCACATAAAGATATTAGCAGATGTAGATTGCTTTTCTCTTTGTGATATTATTAGATTAGAGTTCACGGAATATTTAGATTATCCGATTAACCTACATCAGATGAAAGATGGCTCAGGTTATTTTTATGGGTGCATTTGTAGATAATTAGTGCTATTTACTTTGTATGGCAAAATTCAAAGGTAGATCTGTAAAATTAAATAAACCATTTAGAACACCTGGAAGGTCTAAAAAGTTTGGTGTCTATGTAAGAAATACTAAAACGAATCGAGTTCAAGTAGTAAGGTTCGGAGATCCTAACTTATCAATTAAAAAAAATAATCCAACACGACAGAGAATGTTTTTTGCAAGGTTTCGTCCTATATTAGCAAAAGTAAAAGGTCAAAAGTCATTGAGTCCTGCATTTTGGAGTATGAAAGCATGGAGAAAAGGTTTTAGAGTATGAGTAATAAACCTTTAAATATTTCCGAAGAAGCGAAAGTGCAAATGCCATTTAAGACAGTCGCTAGTCTTATAATAATCGTAGCTCTCGGAACAATGGGTTATTTTCAAATGGTTGAAAGATTAAATATTACTGACACTAGATTACAATTAATGGAAAAAGATTTAGAAGAAAATACAGAATTTAGAATCAAATGGCCTAGAGGACAACTAGGTTCATTACCAGCAGACAGCGAGCAGTTTATGATGATTGAGGATCTTTATAAGACTACAGATAAATTAAATAAACATATTGAGAACATGGCATTGAACAAAGTCAATATAGAATTTTTAAGAAAACAAATGGACAAAGTTTTAGAAGATATTGAAAAGTTAAAAGATGCTAATAGAGAAATAAAATATACAAATGGAAATTCACAATGATAGAGTCAGTTATAGCTTTGCTAATGTTTGTAAATGGAGAGATCAAAGAGCATAGAATACAAGAATCAATGGCTATGTGTTTACGAGGTAAGCGTGAAGCAGAACGAAATTATTCTGAATCAGTAACCTATAAATGCTATCGTGGTAAAGCTGAAACAGAAATCTATATGGGAGAAAAGTCTATTAAAGCTTTAATATTAGAATGACAAAAGCAGAGATCGTAAAAAAATTAGGTTTAATTAATAAATTAAAAACAGAACTTAAACATAGAGGTAGTAGTGATCTTGAAGTAAGAATATTAATTTTAGAAAAAGAAATAGATACATTAAAAGCAGTGATTGATTTGAAAGATGTAGAAATAACCACATTAACAAATAATCTAAATAAGATTAAACAAAATCATAATAAAAAAATTATAGATAAATGGGAAGAAGATATAGCTAATAATACACCACATAAGGATCAATTTGAATGAAATTTATTTTAACTTTTTTAATGTGTTCTATTGTAGATGGAAAAACTACATGCCTTCCTCCCTTTCAATCCGAAGTAGAATATGTTGATGCTTATGAGTGTATGTTAGATGGATATAATCAATCATATAATAAAATTGTAGAACTAGGCAGAGAAGATGTTAATCAGTATAAGATTTATATAAAATTTGGATGCCTCC